ACGCGTTGCAACGTCACTAGATGAATTCGGTAAATTTAACGGCATAACGTTATTGTCCAGTGTTGTCCCAAAGTGTTGCGCGGAAAGTATCAACCTCGTTTTTACTTCTACGAATTGTTACTGTTAGTACGGGACGGCCAGATGATATTATCAAACTTGGCTCGTCTATGGAAACAGCAAACCCATCATCGACCAACCATGACAGCGCTTTTTCTACTTCGTCTTGAATGCGGTTTATAGTGGTTCTAGTAAGTCGCGACTGGTGCAACAACCACAGTTTAGAACCGGCTTCAAAATTTGCATCATTGCCAATCCAACCACGCCGGTATTGTGGTTCTGGAACTTCGTCAGGTGATGCTCTACGTTCCCCATAAATGGAACGTAGAATAGATGTATCAAAGAAACTTTTTACTTCGATCTGTCCGGCATCGTTAAAGTTAAAATCCCAGTAACCGTTGTCTCTGTTTAAAACTGCGTCTGTCATATCGGTGTACCTGTATTGCCGCCGCCAGTCTGCACGCCGCTGTGTTGATGGGTGTCGCTGATATTAACGCCATTAGATGTCACGCTGCCGGTCATTGTAGTTGAACCCTGAACATCCAGGTTGCCCAAAATAGTGACGTTACCAGTGAATTCTGCTTCTGGCGCGTCAACCTTAACTAAAGTTGGTGACTCAATGGATAGCGTGCCATCGTTTTGCAGCGTGATAATCATACCCGGAATCAGCGGGTGAAAAAATGCCACCTCACCGGCAGCTAATTGTGGCCGCTCTTTTGGGCTGCATGGTATTAGAACACGGCTTTCTGCATTGCCATTGATAGCGAATTTCAGTCCAAGGAAACCAGTCGGAATGTGCGCGTGCATCCCGTAAGGAAAAAGAACATAAGCTGGAGCCGTTTTTCCAAGATAGGAAACGTTCTGAATGGGGAAGTCTGTTGTTGTATCTTCAGGGCCAACAATATGTGCCCATTGCAATAACTTACGCAACAACATTTGATGCCACCTCGCCTGCCTCTATATCCACCGGGTTGTTGGTGTACGCATTGCGTCCAACGAAACTCAATTGGGTTGTGCTGCCTGTTTCATCGTCATATTGATAACGAACAGAGTTACAAAGCATGGGTTCTATTTTACCAACAAAATCATCAACGATTTGATAAATGCGATTGATACGCCATAGATCACCGGACGTACCGCCGACGCGGAAGTAAGGCACAGTGCATGAATAAACCAGGCCGCGTGCTTTGCGAACATCTAGTTCCCACTTGGCACGGGCTTCACATTCTTCGTCGGAATATGGCGCTTCTGCAACAATCACCATGCGCCGCCCTGGCTTTATCGAATCATCAAAAACCCCACCCCGCTGATCTACCAGAGAGGCGAGGTCAGACCCTCCAGTGACTACCAACGGGATGGGATTTAACTGGGACGCCATCTCATAGACGTTAAATCTGCCGGTGCTGTCATATCGGAAGCGCGAATTCATGACATTGTTGTCGTTTGCGCCGATAATGTGTTGGATTCTTCCAGCTGCGACCGTTTGGGAATTTGTTGCAATGGTAATACCACCATCTGCCGACGGGTGCAGTAAAACGTTGCGCTTTCTGACAAATTTTTCAATTAGTGAAAAAGCATTATCGCCAGGCTCAGGTGCAGCTAAATCCTCAGCTGGGTTAAATGGTGCAGGCTTTGCATTGTCGGTGACACTAATTTCAAGTCCGATGTTATCGGCCACTTTTTCAATCAAACTTTTTAGCGTCAAATTATCGGTGAAGATGTCGTCGAGTATTCCAATGCTGCTATCAAGCAAACGAGCCGATCGGCTGCGGCCTTGGATAACGATGTCATGATTTTCACCATCGTAATCGACTTCCACTACCTCGATGTCGCCTGTCAGGACCGCTTCGCCATCGACAATAACCCGGCATTCTTCGCCACCTTTAAATGGCATTTCTACACCGTTTGGATTCACGGCTGAAAAACGGAAAGTCCCGGCGAGCGCGTCTAGTCTTATCTCGCACTCTGCGGAGATAAAATTCTCGAACTGTTTGCCGTTGACTTCTAGCTTCATCATTTAGTGAGAATCCTCACATCACCTTCGACAAATGCCACGTTTGCAAAGTTGTTAATGTCATTGATCGTTGCGCCCAATTCATCTGAGCCGTAATAATCAAACGCCAATACTCTGGCGGTCGTAGCGCGTGTGCTAATCGTCTTGATAGCACTGGCTCGCAACCTTGCCTCCTGCAATACGTTTGTGACAAGCAAACGCATATCGGCAAGGTTGTCTTTTATATCTTGATCAGCGTCTGTTGCCTGTACTGCTGCAAATTGTTCCTCTAACGATTCTTCTGCTTTGTCGATTTCTTCAGTTGTTTCATAATTGATTTGAGAAGCCGACAAATAGGCGTAACCAAGTGCAGCCGAACCGACTGCAGCATTTAACACGCTTCTGTTTTTTGCGCGTCTGGTTAAGCTGGAAGTGGTCGGATAAATTGTATTGTCATCGTCGCCAAATCCAAACAGATTTTTGAATATATCAAACGTGGTTGATGCCGATGAAGATAGTCCACCTGCTGCCAGAAATAACCCATTGATAGAATCAGCCAGCGCCACTGGATTGCGAACCAATCCGTTCACGTCGCCGGATAATGTCCCAACAGTGGCGTTGAAGGTATTGATTCTATCCGACACCTCACCAATAAATTTAGTAGCATTATCCACCTTTGAAACAATGGCCGTGACTTTTGCCACTACATCCTCAATATTTTTGATATTTTTGCCGGTGATGGTAAACCCGGAAGCAATTGATCCTGCGACTGAAGATTGCGTGATTGTATTCTGCTCGCTGATTAACGGTATAGCCGTTCCTGAACTTTGCGGAATACCAACGTTACCATTAACACGGAATTCCACGCGTACAGTCGTATAGCCAAAATCGCTAAAATCTTCGCTTATGCTATAGGTTGATGCGACGACATTTTCAATCCGACCGTATAGCGGATGAATCATAACGCCAGGTGCAGGGTCAGTTTCTATGGCGGCAAGGAGTTGATTACGGTAGGCAAAATAATCACTGCCAGACAATCCGGCGATAATGATCTCCAGCGTATAGCGACGTGGGATTCTGCCCATGTCCTCGACTGATTCTGTGTCGCGGTTTGGAAACGATTTGACGGATTTTCTACGCCCGCCTTCAACTGAGCTGGAAGCAATGCGAATCGGAACGCCTTTATAGAATCCTTCAAAAATACTTTGATCATCTGCCATGTTACATGCCCCATGCCGACATATTTATCCCAATGCTCATGCCGTTGCCGCTGGTTTGCAGTTTAGTCTTTTCAACTTTTGAGCCTGGAGCAGCAGACACCGTGATCTCACCTGTGAGCGAACCAGACGATGCGCCGTTAGCTTCTATCCTCGGGATTTTAACGGAACCAATACCAAGTGCAGACGTTACTGTACTGAGTGGGATTAGAATTTGGTTTAGCGCATCAATGGCAAAATTGATCACCGAGATTAGTGCGCTTTTAACTGTGGCCACCACGCCCATAAATGCGAGTCCCATTTTCAGCGTGATCTGATCCCAGTAAATCCACAGCGTTCCGACTGCGGCTATTAGTGCAACAATAGCACCGATGGCAAGCCATACTGGGGCCGATATTGCCGCTCCCAAAATTGCCATACCTCCAACGATAGCAATCAATGGACCTAATGCTGCCGCCAATGCTCCAACCAATACAATCATTCTGATAGTTTCATCAGATTGCTCTGACATAAAATCTGCTAATTTTCTGATAGTCTTGGACAACGTTACCGCAGCTGGCAAAAGTGCTTTTCCATACCTTTCTGCGAGAATCTTTGTTGATTCAGCTTCTTTGCGTTTTACGTTGGCATAAGACTCGGACGTTCTAGCTAAGTCGCCAATAGCGTCCTTGTTTCGCTCGGTAACAATGTTGAGAACAGCGATAGCTTCTGCCTGTTTCTTTGTTAGTGAACGATCTTTGCGCTTTATCAGCGCAGCTCGCTTAGTGACTTCTTCTTGCAGCACAGCTGTTTTGAACGTGTCCTTTAGCATTTCACGCTCGCCAAGCAATGCCTTGGTCAATGCGTTTGACGCTCTAGCTGTTCCACCTTGTACGTTTTTGAAACTGGCGACATCGGCTGATAACTTAACAACGTCTTTGGATAGACTTAGTGCCTGCTCACGGGTAAGCCCAAGACCAACCAAAAGATCGCCCGTATCGGACAACAATTCTTGTGCGCTTGATGATGCTAATTGATAGCCGCCAACCAGTTCGTTAATGGCCGACTGTGTTTCTATACCTTTGAATACTTCGTTAAATTTGTTAGCAGTTTCTTCAGCATCTGATGCGGCCTTTATCGCATGGCGGCTCATTAGCAGTAGTGGAGCCGTTACAGCAGCCGTCATAACTGCCCCGACTTTGACCATATTTTGACCGGCTGTTTTTATCTTTTCCTGACTAAGATGAAACTTGTGCATCTTGGCAGCGGCTTTTTCTGCGCTGTTTTCGATGTTTTTAAAGCCGCGTTGGATGTTACGAGCAGCAGCGCCGAACTTTTCACGTAGTTCAATAATGTAACTGACTTTATTTGCCACGCTTGTTCTTCTCCATCTCTGCCTTGCGCTCTTTGTTGATCGCGTTAGCCTCTGAAATTATCGCCGCAAATTCAGTCATTGGCATACCTGCTAATTCTGAATAGGTAAATCCGCCCTCAAAAAATGCAATGATCCGGCATATCTGAGAGCGGTGTCCATCTACCGTCCACCCATCAGGGACGGCACGATAAAATTTGCAATGTATTCACCAAGCATTGCCTCTATGTCCGACCATGCCATTTTGCCAATCATCTCTGATGTTAACACGCGCTCGCCATCCACCAGGGCGGCTCCTGATTTAAACAGTTGTTCTGCGTGAAGGAAAACACTGCTCATTTCGCCAGACCATCCATACATGATGCCAATGACCTGGGAGCCATCGATGTCGCCATCTTTTTCTGAGTCGGTTGATTGCTCATTTTTTGCGCCCAAGCCGCTTTCTGCAAGCTCCTGGATAGCGGAAGTAAATGCCTGCTTGATCGGCACAAAATGCGCCATCGTTTTATAGGTTGGCTCTAACAATGTAATAAAACCCGCATCTACCTGTTCGCCTTTGCTGGCATAGGTAAACGGGGTTTTTAGCTCGTATATCTTTTCCATAGCGTTGACCTCGCTGGATGATTACTTAGCAGGATTCGAGTTAAATTCGATCTCGATACTGCCTTCTGTTGCTGCACTTGTTTCCGGATCGTCGATGATAGCCGCTTCGGTAAAAATCTTTGTGAAAGATGAACCAGTGGGTCCAATCAGTTCAACCACGTTTCCACCCTCAGCGATTTTCCACGCCCGCTTGAATGCTTCATTTTCGGGGGTGGACGGCATGGAAAACTTCACCATGCCGAATTTTGACGCCAGATTTTTGCTAAAGATTCGCTCATTCTGGCCACCGCCAACAACTGCATTGCGAACGCTGTATTCACCAAAGCCGTCCTTCCAGCTCAGTGAATCTGCGTCGTATGCAACTTGTTGGTCGTTTACCAGGATGATAATGTCGTTCAGTTGAGTTGCCATTGTCCGGCCTCCTTATGCTGTTGTGCTAAAGGCGATCTGGAATGTGGCAGCCAGTTCGCGGAATTGAGTAACAATCGGCACGCTCAATTGCAACGTGACCTTACCAAGAGACTTATCAATGGCAATAATGATGTTCTGATCAAAATACAGCAGTGCATCTTCACCAGCTTCTAGCAGCACATAATCCGCGCCGCTCAAATCGTTATACAGCCGCTTGGCATAGGAACGAATTACCTGTGCGTTTGCCATATCACGACCTTTGATAATATCGCCTTCGGTCAATCGAGACTGTGCAAACCGCTTGCGGAAGTTGTTGAAGAAATACTCTCGCGCCTGACTGGCAGTGTCGACATAGTTCAGATACTTAAAGGTCACATCTTCGTTACCAGCAGAATCCGTCTTATAGGTGGTAACAATCTCACCTGCTACAACAGCCGTTCCAGCGGGGTTATTGCCCAAAACTGCCGCACCATCGTCGTGGAGTGTTTCGATTTCGGAATCGGTAAAGCCACGGCCAGGGCGTACAGAGAACAGATCATCAAACGGCGTATTGAAATACGGCTTTGATGCCAATGCAGGTCCACCGAAGCTATCCAACGGGCCGTTAGCGGTAATCACCAGGTCGGAGATAACATGCCCATCGGTATCCATACGCAGTCCACGGAAGCCTGCGAACATTGCCGCTTTCATCATGGGGATTTCTACAATGTCACCACCTGAGTAAGCTGACTCTGTTTCTTGCTTACCGGCGATAACGACTAGCGACTGGCTGTTAAGACCGGATACCAGCGTGCTGATATTGCCTACCGTGTCGTTGATTGCGGTGAATGCCACGCCGTCCAAAACCTTGCCGTCTGCGTTAAAGCGGCCATCTAGCAATGATTCCATTTCGGTAGTGGCAGACGGATATGGCCAAACAACGCCCTGATAGCGATTTTCGCCAATAGGGTCAAATACGCTTGTTAGTGTTGGGTCGGTTGCGCCTGAACTCATGCCGGTAACGCCAGCAGTGACACCAGCGACACTACCGCGCACTTCCAGCGGGATATAGTTGCCGTATGTGCCACCGTTGGATGCGGTGATTGTTACCGTGCCAGTAGTGTTGGACGCTGTAACAGGCGCATTGGCATCTGCTGTAATAGCCGCCTCGATTGCATCACCGATTACGGTGGCAGTATTGCCCGATGCAACGGCGATGCTGTACTTGTGATTTTTCTCTGACCCGGCAATGACAGTCAAGGTGCCTGCTTCTGTAGCAGTACCAGAGATGTCAAAAGATCCGGTTGCATCTACTGCCGCACCAGCGTCTGCCAGAGGGAGCGCGTCAATTTGAACTTGCTTGTTACGACTTTTGCAGGCACGGATTAAACCGGCCATCATGGATTTCGCTCCGAATAGTGCATTCTCAGCACCACCGTTTGCGATATTTTCAACCAGCGTCCCGGCGGTTGCGGTGCCGGTCAACATTTGACCAACAATTAAGATTTTCTGCGCCGTGTTTTGAACTTCAGCGGCAGCAGGCACAATGGTAAAATTTGTGCGGGGTTGACGGATGATGGTCATTTAATCGCCTCCTGATCGGCTGGTTTGTTCTGCGCCTTAGTCCTAGTGACGGTTACGCAATTGTCAATTTTGGAATCTTGTAAACGACGACGCCAAAAACTTTCTAACGGAACATTACTATCATCTACATCAATTACAATAGTGTCCCCCGAATTATATCCCCAAACTTGGTTAATTGTTAATCGAATCGTTTTCATAATGGCTCATCGTCCAAGTTAATTTCTGCTTCATACGGGTCTATGCCAGTGCCGTGCTGTAAGAACATATCCAGCGATATATCGCGGAATGCCACATCGTCATCTGGCTGGTAAATATCGCTAGGTCCAAGCTGCAATGTTGCTTCAAAGCTGTATTGATGAACATACACTGCCGTATTGTAATCGTGGAACCCATGCCCAGTTAGCATTAACGGGTTATTAGAATTCTCGACTAGAGATGGAAACTTGCAAGTCAGTAAACTTTTGCAGATAGGACCTAACAGCTCTTCGCACCTGTCTCGTGCGCTGCGTGCCGCAATCTGGTTTGTAGATGGATAAAAAAGAAAGAGTTGAACCGATTGAATTAACTTTTGATTAAAGTAATTACCAGGCTGGATGTTGTCGATGCTATCGCCGTTGATGTTGCGATTTCTGTTTGCTACGGCGTCTCCCATAACCACAAAAAGCCACGCGGCATTCGGGCCTTGTGCAGTATAGGCGCGTTGCAATACGTCGTAATCAACAGCAGCGGAAATACGCGGCAAGGTTTTTGCAACAATCTCATCCCCCGATGCTGTGGCATATAAAGATGAATCAACGGCGTAAGTAAATGATGTCGTTGTCGGCACTGACACTACGTCTACCAAGCCGTTAAATGATTGCAACGGACTCGATCCATTTAACAATAGCGGAGAGCCTGTAGCCACCAATGCGCCTGAATCTGCCACTTTAAACGTGATCGTCCGGCGATTGGGAACTGACAGCAGCGTAAATGTGCCGTTAAACTCCGGCTCCGTTGCGCCGCTTATCTGGACGTCGAACCCAGCATTTTCAGTCATGTCGTGATCAGACGTTGTTACCAATGTGGCAATTACGCCAACGCGCGTAATGCTGCACGGGATAGGATGCTGCGATCCTGTGATGTTGATCTGATTGCCAGCAACCAACCCGTGCGCTGTTGCTGTAATAGCAGTAGCCT